TGCGTCGACGCAGGACTTGCGCAAGCGCATTGACGCGATCCGCCAGCAGTTCCCCGACGATGCCGAGATGTGGGAAACCACGCTCAACCAGGTGTCGGCGGCGAACCAGCGTGCACAGACGGTCGAGGAAAAACTGTCGCAACTGGAGCAACGCGAGCGATTGAACGAGGAGCGCATGCAGCTTTCCGCTGCGCACCCGGATTGGCACAAGAAAACCGCGCGTATCGTGCAGGACGAATCCGGCACGCAAGTCGTGCGCCGGACCGTCGACACGCCCGAGGCGCAGGAAATGGAAGTGTGGGCCAACGGAATGGACCCGTACGAGCGGCAGGTGTACTGGCCGTTGTTTCATTCGCAGCGCGCGCAGGACGCTATTGCGCTGCTGAATCGTTTCGAGCATGATCGCGCCATCGCGCGGCAGATTGCCGAACAGGCAAGCGGCCAAGCGGGGGCAAGTGCAACACCGGGTTCACCCGTGGCATCGGCGCCAGCCGCTCCCACGCCGGACCCAGATCCATCCCGTAGGACAACCGCCCCGTCCGCCACGCGCGGGCAGCCCGGACAACCTATGTCGGACAAGAAGCGGCAGCTTATCGAAGCAGCCGAGTTTTTGCGCAGGCAGCGCGAGGCGAAAGCCAAGCAAGCCGTGGCGCAACGACGATAACCGCAACCTTCTTTCCCACAATTAGGAGTCGCCCACTATGGCCATCAAGGGCTATAACACGGGCAGTGTGTCCGGCGTTGCCGTACCTGCACTTGCCCTCAAAGAAGTCCTGTACCGCGCTCCCGCATTTGAGCGTTTCAGCTACGCCTGTAGCGAACGCAAGCTGCAGGAAGGTACTTCGGCTTCGATCATCCTGACGCGCTGGATCAACCCGGCCGTCAACACCAACCCGGAACCGGATGGCACCACGCCGGTATTCCGTACCCCGACCTACGAAAACTTCACGGGCACCATGAATCGGTACTCGGAAGTCTTCGCCATCTCGATGCAGGACTACAAACTGTCGCCGTGGGATGCCGTCGAAGGCTCCATCGGCCTGCTCGTCGACCTCATCAAGCGCACCCGTGAGCAGATTCGCGCCATCGCAGCCTTCTCCGGCACCAACATCGTCTACAACGCGGCGTCCATTTCGGTCCAGACCTCGGTCAACGGCCCGATCACGCTCGGCCGCATCCAGACGGGCGTTGCCGGCATCCAGAAGACCAAGGGCGTGCCGTTCACGAAGGACCAGATGGCCATTGACAAGTTCAACACGACCCCCGTCGAGGCCGGCTACTTCTTCTTCCACCACACCGACATGGTCCCCGACATCCGCGCGTTCCCGGATTTCGTGCCGTTCCCGGAACTGGCGTCCCGCGAGGGGCTTCCGCCGGGTTCGTGGGGCTGCGCGCAGAACGTGATTTTCGTCAGCCAGCCGGAAATCGTGATCCTGGCCGGCGCGGGCGGCACCAACAGCGCCATGCGCTCGACCAGTAGCAAGGTCGACGTGTACCAGTCGGCCCTGTGCGCCAAGGATGCGCTGACCTCGATCGCGCTGGAGGGCGCGGAGGAGGAAGGCTACGGCAATGCGGAAATCGAAGTGCTCGACACGCCGGACAAGTCCGACCCGACCAACGCGCGCGTGCTCGTATCGGCGGCATGGTTCGACCTGTGCGTGCTGACCTCCTACGACTGGCTGGTGCAGTACCAGACCGGCGCCACGGCCAACCCGGCATAAGGAGCCAACAGCCATGACGATCTATTACAGTTCCTTCTACGACGCGACTCCGTACAACGGGTCGACCCTGTACACGCCGCGTGCGCCCAACCAGATCACGCGCGGTGTTCCGTTTACCACCATGGGGACGTTCAATATCCCGGCGGGCGTGGTGCTGACGGCGGCTGACACGATTCGCTTGCTCCCAGCGGTGCCCAAGGGGTTCAAGCTGACTCGATTTGCGGCGACCTCTCCGGGCTACGAAAGCTCCACCGGAGCCATCACGGCGAACCTGGGTTGGGCATCGCAAGCCTTGGGTGTCGGTATCGTGACCGGGTGGACGACCACGTTTTTCCGTGGTGGTAGCACGGTTTCGGTCACGGATGCGCAGATTCTGGCGCAGACGGCGGCCGGTGGCGCAGTGACGGCGACGACGAACCTGCAGGCGATCGGAGAATCCGACACGTTGCTATTCTACATCTCCGTTACGGCTACCGCGGCCGGCACCAACGGTATCTCGCAGTTCCTGGTCGAAGGCATCCTGCCGAGCGATTGACAACAGCGTGTGCAACAACGGTGGTGCCCGGCAGGTGTTGCGCCGGGCACCTTCTTCCCTACGGCTATCTCAAAGCGGAGATAAGACATGACCATCAAGCAAGAGTGGATCGACAACCAGTTCGAGGGCCTGACCAGCGCCGAGTTGCGCGAGGCAGGGCACGCCATTGGCGTCAATTTCGGCCCGAACATGGCCGTGAACAACATGCGGCGCAAGCTGCTGGAGAAGCTGGGCGAGGCGCCGCCGATCGTGATTCCCGACGCGCAGGAGCATGACCAGAAGAACCTGCCGCCGATTCCGATGACGCGCCGCATGCAGCGGCCCAAGCTCGCTCCCGGCGACAAGTGGGAAGGCCGGCGCCAGCGCGTCATCATCCACCGCGGGCGCGACGAGGAAAACCACAAGTCGCTGCTCTTGTACTGGAACTTCGCCGCGGCGACGTTCCCGTTCGATGAGCAGATCGACATGCCGTACCCGTACTACTACCGCCTGCGCACGGCCAAGAACCCGCGCGTGATGCAGCGGCCGGTGATGACGATGAGCGAGAGCGGTACGCAGATTCGCACCGGCACGGAAAACTACGTCGTCGAGACGCAGAAATACACGTTCACCGACATGGGCGTGACGCCCGGCACCGAACATCTGCCGCGTGACATCCTCGACTACTGGCAGATGGAAGCCAAGAAGGCGAACTACTTCCGCAAGCTGCGCGAGTCGACCAGCGGGCGCCACAAGCTGATCCAGATCCATTCAGACCTGAAAGGCTCGTTCGGGCCGGCGTATTTCAAGGACTTGACCAACGAAGACATCTGGCAGGAAATCATCCGCTTCCTTGGCTTCGAGGACATCTTCTACGAAGAAGCCGAGGAGGAGTTGGCTATCCCGTGAACCTGCTGGAGATGGCCCAGTTCGTCCAGGGCAATATCGCAACGTCCGTGGACCTGCCGTTCGCAGGTCCGCAGACCATCGTCGGGGCGACCGGGCAGTATCTGGAGTTCGTCAACTACATCCAGCAGGCGTACAAGACGCTGCAACTGGACCAGAAGAACTGGAAGTTTCGCACCAAGCCCTTCCAGTTGACGCTGATCGCCGGTCAGAACTTCTACACGCTGGCGCAAATCCGGGCGCAGATACCCGATTACGAAGAAATCATCCACATGCACTTCATCGACGACAGCCAGTACGGCCTCGTCGCGCAGAACCAGTCGCCGCCGGCAGCGACCACGACCACGGGCGTCGTGACGCAACAGTCCGACACGTATTATGTGACGCTGACCTCGATCACCGGCTACAACACGTTCGATCCGGTCCTGATTACCGACAATACCAACAGCATCGCCGGCCCGATCCAGTCGATCAACGGTTCGATCGTGTCGTTCGCCGTCGAGAACGTGACAGTGACGGGAACGGCAACCAGCATCGCCAGTGGTGCCGCGGTGACGTACACCGGCACGTACAACCCGCCGAACGTGGCGAACCAGACGTTCTGCTTTTTCATCGAGTACCAGAACTGGCGCGGCTGGAAGGATCGCAACAAGCTGCCCAACGGCAAGCCGACGTACTACACGCGCACGCCGGACCGCAGCCTGGAATTCAACCCGGTGCCGGACACGACCAATTCGCCGTACATCTTCTACAACGATTACCGCAGCACGATCGACGTGTTGAACACGACCAGCAACACCAGCACGCCGCTGTACCTGCCGGACCAGTTCCATGAGGCGATCTGCTGGCGCGCGATCATGTACTGGGCGCTGGCGCGGCGCAAGCCGGACACGTACCAGGCGGCCAACATCGAGTACACGCGCATCATGACGCAGGCGTATCTGGACAACATTCCGACTGTAGAAGTATACTTAAGGGAGCTCTACGGTTAGGCTTTAATATGAAAGGGAACTGCTATGTCGCGAGAAAAAGTTTGGCTCCCAATCCCAGGTTTTGAAGGCTACTACGCTGTATCAAATGACGGCGAAGTTATGTCTATGAACTATCGTCGGACTGGCCTTCCTGGCGTACTCAAGCAGCCGTTAAACACACAGGGCTATCCTTCAGTTGACCTGAAGCCAGCAGGGGCGACTAAAAGAAACTACCTACTGGTCCCTCACCTCGTTCTACTCGCATTCGTTGGACCAAGGCCAAAAGGTCTTGTCATTAATCACATCGACAGCAATCCGCTGAACAACTGCGTGGAAAATCTTGAGTACTGCACGCAAAAAGAAAACGTGCATCATGCATGGAAGCATGGGAATGCACATGCTTTGCATGGCGAAGAACACGGAAGTTCAGTGCTAAAGGAAGATGATGTTAGAGGCATAAGAAATCTTCTGAAGATGGGCTTCAAGCAGCAGGAAATTGCGTCCATGACTGGAACAAGCCAGTCCACAGTGTCAGACATAAAGTTGAACAAAAGATGGTCGCACGTTGAAGATGTGAAGGGCTAGAAGTGCCATTTTCCACAACAGTAATCGACGGCGGCCTTGATCTGGTCACGGCGCCGCAAGCTGTGCAGCCGGGGCGTTTGCTTGCCGGCAGCAACTACGAAGTCGCGCGCCAGCGCGGTATTCGGCGCATGGATGGCTACGAAAAATACGACGGCGGCCAGAGTCCGTCGACCGGCAACGGCATCATCGCCTTCACCACGCTGCAGACGACCAACCCGCCGTTCGGCATGAGCATCGGCGATGCCATGCACTTTGTCGTGGGCGGCTTTCCGGACCAGTTTGGCACGGTTTTTTACATCGACGCGACATCGGGCACGTACCCGATCGTGTACGTGTCGCTGTTTGCGCCGCTGCCGTATTCGTTGTCGAACTTCGCCAGCAACCCGCCGACCGGCGGCTTTGCGTTTTTCGACGACACGACCAGCAATTCGTACAACATTCTTGCCGGCGGCAGCGGCGCGCCATCCAACACGATCGGAGCACCGGCCAACCTGCTGCTGCAGGCCATTACCGACCCGAACGGCACCATCACCTCCGGTACGCGTGGCTATCGCGTCACGGCGTTCAATCCCAGCGGCGAGACGGACCCGTCCATCGAAACGACGGTGACGGTGACGGCAGCCAGCAGCACGACCACGGCGCCCGTGCAGGTGGTGAACCTGACCATCCCGCCGGGGCCGCAGGTGTTGGGGTACGGGTTCACGGTGACGTCGAACGTGTTGTTTTCCGCGGCGCAGTGGGTGCGTTGCACCGACGGCACCAACAGCGTCATCGGCCAGATATTGCCGGCGCCATACGGGCTTATCGGCAGCACCAGCGTCAACGTGGACTACAACTCGGCGATCGTGGTCGGCGCGCCGTCGCTGATCCCCAACGCAACGACGGTCGAGGCGATCTACCGCATCGCGATGATTTGGGATATCCCGATCGTGCCTTCTGGCATATCGGCCATTACCGGGTACAACATCTACGGCTTTACGCCGGGAGCCGAACAGTTTCTGGCGTCGGTGCCGCCGCCGACGAACAATATCCCGTATTACAACGACTTTGGCACGATCACGCCACGCGGGGCGATGCCCACGACGAACACGACCGGCACGGTCAACTCGCAGTTGAACAACCTTGCCGGCAACTTCACGACGATTTCGGCAACCGTGCAGCAGGTGCCGGGGCAGGGCAATGTCAACGGCATCTTCTGGCTCAAGGACCGCGTGTATGCCACGCGCGATTACCTCGCTGTGCCGTACCACGCCGGCTCGACGCAGCCGAACGTGGGCGACACGATCTACCAGGGGGCGTCACTCGGCGCGGCAACATGGTCGGCGCAGGTGGCCCGGCTCGTAACGTCGTCCGGGTCATGGGCCGACAGCAACGACGCGGCTGGCGTCATCATGGTGTACAACCCGTCCGGGACGCTGTTGTCGGCCAACGCAAAAAATAACACGCAGGGCGACATCACCTTCGTCACCTTGAGCACGACCGCCGCCGCCTCGACCGCGGCCGGCCTGTACGTGGCACTGGGCGAGCGTGGCGTGACGGTGCCCACGCAAAGCTGGCAGTGGTGCGATTTGGGCTGGGTGGTGCAATACAAGAGCGGCGCGAACGATTTTGTCGACATGAACGTGGCGTTGTCGCTGGGGGGCGACAGTGCGCAGTACGTGACGACCGGCTGGAAGGTGGCCGGCACGGCTACCAACACGGCCGGCTGGAATGTCGGCGGCGGCTTCCCGGTGGCCAACATCGCGGCGCCCGCGGACAGCCTGTACAACGGCTGGGATTTCTACACCGGGTCGCAGAAGCCGGTAACACAGACGGTGGCGCTGACGAATTTCGGGTTCACCGCGACCGACGTGCCGGCCAATGCGTCGATCATCGGCATCGAGTTGCAGATGGTGATCGGCGCGATCGGGCGCACCGCGCATTTCACGGCAGCGCCGGTCGAGGCCACGATCCAGTTCAACGGCGTCGCCAACGGCCCGACGCCGAACCTGGCCAGTTCCACGCCGTATGCGGTGGTGGCGAGCGCGCTGCCGTTCCCGATACCTGGTCCCAATTCGGTTTACGGGTCATATACGTGGGTGACGAAACTGTGGGGCGCGCCGACCACGGTATCCAATACGCCGACAAGTCTGCTCGGTTACACCGGCATCACGCCGGCCGACATCACGGCAACGAGCTTCGGCATCAGTATTGGCTGGGGCTTGGCCGGCACGCAGACGAACCAGGAGATACAGGTCGGCATTGACTATTTGGCAATTCGCGTGACCTACCTGCCGCAGACCAACGGCGTGTACTTCTGGAATGTCGGCGCCACCAGCCCGTCGGCGGTGCGTGCGCAGGTCGTGATGCACTACCAGCAGGGCGGCGATCTGTCGCTGGGCAGCGCGACCGGCACGTTGTATTTCCAGTTCATCCAGTCCGACGGCACGGTGGGCGGCATTCCGCCGCGCCCGATCGGATCGGATGAGCAAATTCGTACGTGGCCTGCGAACGGCAATACACCCGACGGCGGCATGGCCGACGGCAGCACGCTGCTGGCGCTAACCTCCGTTGCTGCTGACATGAATGTGATGGACTGGAGCGCGCTCTTGACCGGCGCGCCGCAGCCGGACGGGTCGATGGCCCCCGCCAGCAAGTATCAGTCGGTCAGCAAGAATTTCTATGCCTCGTCGGGACTGGATGCGATCTACGGTGTCAGCGGGGGCGGTCCCGCGTTCTACTACGACGGCATCAAGACCGGCAGCACGGGCAATATCATCCCCGGTAACTTCTCGCGCATCCTGACGGGCCTGCCGCTGCAGTTCGAGACGCCGCGCAGTGTCGAGGCGCACCAAGGGCACATTTTCCTGGGCTACTACTCGGGTGTGATCGAGTGGAGCAATGCGGTCAATGTGCTCAGTTTCGACCCGGCGCTGTACGACGGCACGGCCGGCACGAACGGCTTCGGCGAGCGCGTGATCGGTATCAAGTCGATCAACGGCGATAGCCTGTGCGTGTGGACGCAGTCGACGATCCAGATGATGCAGGGCAACTTCAACGTGCCGCCCGGCAGTCAGGTGACATCGTCACTGTACACGACCACGATTTCGCCGACCTCGGGCGGCATCGAGTACACGATACAGCCGATGGCGAATTATATGTACTGCGACTTCCGCGGCATCACGGCGATCGGTGCCACGCAGAAGTACGGTGATTTCGAGTTGGGTCACTACAGCGCCGTGATCGCGCCATGGCTGATCCCGCGCGTGCAGCTATCGAGTTTTTTCGAGGGCGCCAACATTGGCATCATCAATTCGGTGCTGATCCGCAACAAGAACATGGCGCGCTACTTCTTCGCCGATGGCGCGGCGCTGTCGATGACGTTTCTGGAGGACAACGAGGCGCCGCAGTTCACGATACAGAACTACTACGGCCCGCTGGGCGTGCCGGTGACGTGGGACGTGGCGCAGGCGTTCACCGAAATCCTCGGTCGCGACCGCATTTTCGGTGCGACAGCCGACGGCACGGGCTGGGTGTACGAACTGGAGCGGTCCAATACCTTCAACGGCGGCGCCATCACCGGCTACGCGACCCTAGTGCCGGACGTGGCGCAGGTGCCGTTCCAGAACAAGATTTTCAGCGGCGTGAACGTATTCGGGCAGGCGCAGGATTTCGCGCAGTTCTACCTGTCGCGCAGCGCCAACTACGTGGTGCCGCAGCAGCAGGTGGGCACGAACCTCATCACCGAGCAGTTCGGGTCATTGACGGGCATGCCGACCGGCATCCCGCAGGCGTTTGTGTCGCTGGGCACGGCGCCGCTGTCGATCGAGGGCACGGCGATCAACCTGCGGTTCGATTTTTCGTCGCACCTGCAGTTTCCGCATACGATCCAGGCGATTTCCTATACCATTGAGCCGGCGCAAGAGCAGCAGGAGTAGGCGATGGCGACCCAAACGATGTCTGGCCAGCAGCAACTGCAGCAAATGCAGAACTACTACCAGCAGAAGAATTCGCAGTCGGCCGTGCCGGCCGGCAGCCCGACCCCGTACGGCGTCGATCCCAACAGCGGCCTGCTCGTCAACACACAGGTCGCCTATCAGGGCGCGCCGAACCAGAACGAACTGGTCAGCGGCCAGTTGACGGGCCTGTTGTCCGGCGACAGCCCGTACATCCAGCAGGCGCGCGCGCAGGCGGCAGCGACTGCGGCGGGGCGGGGCTTGCTCAATTCGTCGATCGCGGCCGGCGCCGGGCAGCAGGCGGCGATTGGTGCGGCATTGCCGATCGCGCAGGGCAATGCGCAGGAGTACGCCAACACGGCGGCGGCGAACCAGATGGCGGCCAACCAGCAGCTCGGCATCGACACCGGCGCCAACGCGCAGGTGACGGCGGCGAGCATCCAGGCCGGCGCCACGGTGGACGCGGCCACGCTGTACTCGGATGCAACCAAGCAGGGCCAGCAGTTGCAGTACCAGATTGCCGGGCAGCAACTGGGCTACAACTACGCGCAGATGGCGCAGCAGGGAACGCAGTTCAACGCGCAACTGGCGCAGCAGAACCAGCAGTTCGGCGCGACGTTGAACAACCAGCAAAACGAGTTCCAGGCGACGCAATCGCTCAACATCGGCCAGTATCAGGGAAATATGATGTGGAACCAGTATGCGCTCGGGCAGACGTTGCAGCAGTCGAGCCAGAATGCCTACGGGCAGGTGTTTTCCAGCATCATGATGAACCCGAACATGACGGCGCAGGACCGGCAGGCGGCGCTGGCCAATGCCAACCAGTTCTACAGCGGCATGTCGCAGCAGAATGCGTCGCTGCCGGCTTTCGTGCCGCCGTGGGTGAACAATCCGAACTACTGGACGAGCGCGTGGACATCCAGCGCGCCCAGTGGTAGCGGCAGTTTCAGCCCGACACCGATTGCCAACACATGATCCGGCGACTGTATGACCCGAAACATGTGCCGAAATTGATACAGTACGCGCGGGGGTGGCATGCGAAAAGCGTGACCGGGACGATCCCGTTGGATGTGAAGAAAAGCGACGTTCTTTTGCGGGCCTCGATGATGGCGGTGGACACTGGGGCGGTGTGGGCGAGTTTCGTCGGCAACAAGGTGCAGGGATTCCTGATCGGCGCCTTGATCGACTGGCCGTATCTGGAAGGAAAGTATGCAACCGACTGGGCATTCATCGCAGACCGCAACGGGCGTGAGTTGTACCGGGCATTCGAGCAGTGGGCCACGTCACGCGGCGTCAACGCGATCCAGATGGGCGTATCATCCGGGCTGCCGCAGGCCGGCGCGTTTTACGAAAGCGTGGGGTTACGGCAGGTGGGCGGGGTGTATTTTCGTGAGGTGAAACGGTGAGCGGCATAGCCAAAGCGGTGGGCAAGGTTTTCAAGTCGGTCGGCAGCTTCGTCAAGAAGTATTGGAAACCGATTTTAGCGGCCGTCGCGATCTATTTCACGGCCGGCGCGGCGTTGGCGTACTTCGGAGCGGCGGGTGCCGCAGGAGGTGCCGCCGCCGTTGGCGCGGAAGGCGCTGCAGCCGGAGCTGCGGCAGAAGGCGGCGCCGCGGCGTTGGGCGCTGGTGCGGCCGACTTGGGCGGCGCTGGCGTGCTGACGGCCGAAGGTGCGGCGGCGGCGGGCGTGGGTGCCGATGCCGCGGGTGCAGGCATCCTGGGCGGCACAGCGGCAGCCGAAGGCGGTAGCGTACTGGCGGGAACCGCCGGCATCGGTGGCGGCAGCGTACTGGGCGGCACGGCGGGCATCGGCGGGGCAACCGTCGGCGGCGACCTCTTGGCCGGTGGCACAGCAGCCGGTGCAGGTGCGGGAGCCGCGCAGGCCGGCTACGGATCGGCGATTACCAACGGTGCTAACTACCTTGGCGCTCCCGGTGCACCATCGTCGCTATGGCAGACGTCGTTGGACATAGCGGGCAAAGCGATGAAGACGCCGGGCGTGCCGTCGCTGATCGGCGGCATGCTCAACAGTTACCAGCAAAGCGCGATGATGAACGCGCAGATGAAGTACCAAGCCGAACGCGCGCCGGGCAACATCGCGGGCGGAGCCGGCAATGCGTGGCAGGGGTTTGCGCAGAACAAGAACCTGACACCAACAACGCCGATGCCGAGCAATTCGCAGTTGCCGCCGCTGACGCCGTACCACCTGCAGCCGAACCAGGCGCAGGCTCCGGGCATGCCGGGGATCAACCAGCCCGGATCAAACAGCGCCAATTACCCCGGCTACGGTACGCCGGGCTACGGGCAGCAATACCCGCCAGGAACCGCGCCGCCGCAGCCGATGCCGCTGGCGGCGATGGGGCAGATTCCGCAGGACCAGTACCAGCAACAGGGACTACTGAGCCAGCAGACGCCGTTCATCGAATCGCCGTACGACGAGAGCTACGCCTAAGGATTTGCCGCCATGCCCGGACAATTGCTGAACAACACGCCGACCGCCACGCAGGCCAATGCCGCGCCGCCCGATGAGGCGCAGCCGGATACCGATGCGGGCGAGGAAGCAGCCAGCCCGTACGAGGAACATTTGCTGGCCAAGGTGATGGCGGCGGTTTACAAGAGCTTGAATGGCGCGGCCAAGCTGCGCCAGATCGAAGGCTGGATGATGCACTCGCCGAACCTGGGCGCCACGATCGGAAACATCGCGTTCACGATTCTGGCGTCGATCTACCAAGGGGCGAAGAAGGCCGGCGTCATGATCCCGGTCGACGTGTTCTTTGCGCAGGGCGGCGCGACATACCAGACGATCGACCGCATCATCATGATCGCCGAGCATGCCGGCGTGCCGGACACCGACCCCGACAAGTTGCGCGAGGACGCCATGGGCGTGCTGGTCGACAAGGTCAAGCACATGTTCATGGCCGACGAAGGCAAGCCGCCACAGTCGGCGCCAGGTCCGGTGCCGCCCGGGCAGACGCCGGTAGCCGCGGCTAATCCGATGTCGGCTGCGGTCGGGCAAGGTCTTCAACAGCAGGGCCTGATGAGCGGCCAAGGGCCGGAGGGAGCGGTGCAGTGACGCAGAAATTCATCAATCCGCTGAAGATGGGCCTGCTGGGCGGCTTTGCCGCATGGGCGAACACGATGGAAAAGTACAACATGATGAACGCGCAGAACGAGGCGCGGCAGCAGTTGTACAAGACCAAGTACGACGCTATGGGGCAAGTGGCGGCCGAACGCGCCAGGAACAACGCGCTTCTCAACCAGATGAAGCTGGAAGCCAACCAGCGCACCAGCAAGGTCGACGGGGTGCAGGGCGACGACGGCAAGCTGTACAGCGTGACGTACCGCAGTGTGTACAACCCGTCGACGCAGCAGTACGAACAGAAGGAAATTGGGCGCGTGCCGTACCAGCCCAAGCAGGCAGCCGGCTTCAATCTTTCGCCGGGGCAGGTGCGCTATGACGCGCAAGGCAATGTCATTGCCAAGGCACCGGACAAGCCGGACGTGCAGGGCGCCATCGCAGCGCGGCAGGCAGCGAATGAAGACCGGCGCCATCAGGACCAGATGGAGCGCGACGCGGCGAAGCAGCAATCGGCGGACCTTGCGCGCAAGATCGACCGCGTCGAGACACTGACCGGCAAGGACATGGCCAACTGGGACAAGATCACCGACCCGTCAACCAAGCGCCAACTGCTCAAGGACGCCGGGATCGACCTGCCGGACAAACCGGGCATGCTGTACGGCACCAATCCGCCGGGCGAGGACGAAATCGAATCGCAGCGCGGCGCCTACGAGGCGGCCATGCAGAAAAAGCACGCGAAGAACCTTGGGGTGCCGCTCAAGGCCATCGAGGAAGGCGCGGCACCGGAGGGTTCAACCGACACGACGGACGGTAGTGGACAGCCGACCGGCGCGCAGCCGCAGTACACGCCGGACGGACGCCAGATCAAGTACGACGCCAACGGCAATGCGTTCATCAAGGGACCGGATGGCAAGCCGGTACCGTATGTCGCCGACGCCAACGGCATGCCCGATTCGCCGCTGGCGATGGATACCGTAAGTGGCGACGACAACGAGGCATCGCCGGATGACCAGACCGATACCGGCGCGCCGCAGGGTGGCGCGGGACTTCTGGCGGGAACCGATGTGGGCGCCGACGACGAGGAAGCCGAACCGATGCCGGACGACGAGGATGAGGAAGGCGAACCGCAAGGCTTGATGAGTGGACAATACGCCTGACTGGGATTCGCTGTCTGACACACCGCCGGCCGTGGCGCCCGTGGGGCAGGATCGTTCGACGCCCGTGGATGCGCAGGTGGCCGATTTTGCAGACGAGGCCAATCGCCGTGTTGCGGCCGGCGAAGACCCGGCAACCGTTGAAGCCGACCTGCAAAGCCAGGTTCAATCCGCGCAGCCGAAAATTCCCAAGGGCAAGACGACCAAGGCATCCGAGTGGGATTCTTTGCTGGATGCGCCGCCCGAATTGCCGGGTCCGCCGGAAGAAGTAGGCCCACCTGCAGCACTGGCCGGTTCACCGGCGCCTGACACGACGGCAACCGGCGATGTCCCGCCTGATTTTGGCACCGGCGGCGGCCCGTTGGATACATCGGGGTTTGCCCCGGCAATGGCCGCGCAGGGCCGCGCTATCGCCAGCGGTATTCCTCGCGCGCTGGCTGGCGGCGAGGCATCACTGGTCAAGTTCGCGGCCAATATCGCGCCGGCTGTTGTCGCCGGCACCGGCAATATCGCAGGCGGTCAGGCGCTGGAGCAGACGCTATCGCCCTATGCCGAAGAGGCTGGCCAGGTCGAGCAGCAGGTGGCGCAGGAGCGTGCCGATGATCGCGCCAGTGGTGCGTCGACGCCGATCAGCCGTGCGATCGAATCCGGCGTCGGTGCCGCCTACGCGCTGCCACAATATGCTGTCGTGCCTGAGTTCGAGGGCGCCGACCTTGCCGTGGCAGCCGTCAAGGCGCTGCCGGCATCGTATTCGGCGGCCAAGACCACGTTTGCCGACCTCTTGCCGAAAGTTGGCGTTGCCAAGGCGCTGGAAGCGTCGGGACTGACCGGCATCGTCAACCTCGTCGGCGCATCGTTGCCGCTGGGTGCTGCCGGAACGGCCGCTGAGCGCGTGGCAGCCGGCGCCGGGGTCGGCGTTGCCTCCGAAGAAGCGGGCCGTGCCGGGCAGAACGTGATCCTGTCCGACCATCCTGAATTGCAGCAACCGCTTGACCCGGAAGCCATTGTGCAGGCCGGATTGACTGGCGGCGCGCTGGGAGGCTTTGCCGGCCATCCGCGCTTGAGTGACGCCGATATTGCCGCGGCGCGTGTTCAACAACTAACCCGAGGACTGACCAATGCCCGAGAAATACCGCAGGATCAAGGAGGAGTACCGAGCCAAGGGACTGTCGAAGAAGGCGGCCGAGAAGGTGGCGGCGAGGATATTCAACAAAACGCGAGCACCGGGGACACCTCCGGTAACGCGGAAGGACTGACTGATGTCGATCAAAACGTACAGCCCACTGACGCCGCGCGTGCCGTTGCCGTGCAAGAAGGCGGCGAAGAAGGCAAAGGCCAAGCCGCGCCCGAGGTATTAGCCGACCAAGGAACCGCTGATGCAACTGCGAGCGTGGCACCTGATGCGCAAGTTCCTGGCGATGCGGACACAGCACGCGCTGCGGATGCTGTTGCGGCAGGCGAGGAAGGATTACCTGCTGCGACATCCGCAGAATCGCTGATTACTGACCAGCCTGACGACGACTGGCTACGGGCGAATCCGCGCAAGAATCCGGAGTTGTTCGGTATCAATCGACCCAAGTATCCGTCGTTGCTGGAGTGGGTGGCGCGTGGTGGCGGACTGAACCGCGAAGCGTTTCGTGCGGAATACGGCGTTGATCCGGCGTACTGGAATACGCGAGAGGCACAAAGGGCGAATCAGAAAATCGTCGGCAAGCCGCTATTCCGAAAAGATGGCGGAATGACGCCAGAAGACTTGCGCGAGGCCATGCAGCAGGATGGCTGGCTGCCGCCCGAGGCGCCTGATGCCCCCGCGCAACTTGACAACCACGATGCGTTCGAACTTTTCAATCGCGCCCTTGGTGGCAAGGACGTTGTACATCCGGCCGACGACAATTTCGAGGCAATGGTCAGGCACGTCGAGGAGGGCCAGAGGCAGGAGTTGGAAGATCGTGCCGTAGCGCAGAGACTTGGCTACACCAGCGCCGACGAGATGCGCGCTGCGCACGAGGCAGACAACCGAGTTGCAGCCACCCAGTATTCGCGGCAGCAGGATTTGTTCGGGCCACCGAAAGAACTGTACGAGAAGGCCAAGGCAAAACGCGCCGAAAATCTGGACCTGTTCGGCGGCGCTACGAGCAAGGATGCTGTCGATGCGGCGCAGCGCGCGAAAGACCTTGAGCTTCGCGGCGGTGAGCGCGCGGCAGTTCCGATGCGTGCTGGTGAGGGAGAATTGTTTGCTGGTCCGCGGCCGGAGCAGGAGACTATTCCAGAGCCGCCAGCGAAGCCGAACCTCTACTCGATGGCGGCCTATCACGGCAGCCCGCACGACTTCGACGAATTCAGCAGCGAGCACATCGGCACTGGCGAGGGGGCGCAGGCTTATGGGCATGGGTTGTATTTCGCGGGCAAGAAGGATATTGCCGACCACTACAAGACGACATTGGCAGAGAGTCGCTACGGGAAGGAATCTGTCAGTGCTCTAAGCGATTTTGAAGCAGCCCATCCACAGGAGGCCAAGGACTTCTCCGAGGAGATGCTTGCCTACGCTGGGCGCCGTCTATCGCGCCCGGAGTTGGCGACTGAGTTGCAGAATGTCATCTTCCGCGACAGGACCGGCGTCCCGCAGCGTATCAGCGACGATTTGGCCGCGCACATTGTAGCGAACGCCAAGAAGGCACCGAGTCCGGCAGGCCACGGCTACGAGGTCGAACTTGCCCCAGAGGACCACGAATATCTGGACTGGGACAAGCCGTTGAGCGAGCAGTCGCCGCATGTGCAGGAGGCGATCAAGCCTCTTGTGGAGCAAATTCGCAAATTGCCGGATAAAAATGGCCCATCAAATCGTGGGCGCGATGCCGTAGTTTCTGGAGAAGGAACCGGCAGTGATTTTTACCGCAGACTTGGCTTCCTGCGGAGCAAGCCGAGCGCATTTCCTGAGATTCGCGTTCCTGACGACGTTGCGGCATCAAAAGCTCTGCACGATGCCGGTGTCCGTGGCATCCGCTATCTCGATGCGACGAGCCGCGACACCACTACCGTACGTCCAGTCACGGTCGACGGCAAGACGCAGTACGAAGTGAACCCCGGCTGGAACGCGAAAAAGTTCGGGATGGAAGTCAACCAGAAAAAATACTTCGACACGCAACAGGAGGCAGAAAAGTTCGTTGACCAGCAGCGCAGCCGAAACTACGTCATCTTCAATGACAAAGACGTCAAAATCCTCAACAAGTACGCCCAGCGCGAAGGCGCGCCGCAGACCGACAACCTGACCCGCGACCAAGCCCGCGAGGCCCTGACGCGCGAGTTCGGCGCCACCGCCATGCGCAAGTTGGAGGCAAATGGTCTGACGCTGACGCCGCGTGCCGACCTTGCGCAGCACGCGCCGGAACTGACGCCGCAGCAGCGTGCCGGCGTCAAGGGCTTTACGCCGCCGGACAAGTCCAGCGCCAATGTCATCCACGACAACGTGACACGCGCCGAACTGCCGGAAACGGTGATCCATGAAGTCGTCCACGCGAACCTTGACCGCATCCTGCCGGAAGCCACGCGCAATGCGCTGGCCAGCGCGATCCAGGCGCGTGCCAGCAAGTCGCCGGAGGTCAAGGCGTCACTCGATGCGATACCCAAGACGACGCCCAAGGCCAACTACCGCGAGGAAGTGCTGGCGCAGACGATGGGCGACCTGTACACGCAGCCGATCGGGCGCAAAGTGCTCGATGCGTTCAAGCTGGGCCTGAACCGGATGGGCGTCCCGCTGGACTGGATCAATGCCCACGAAGCGGCCATCCGCCAGATCGGCATCGAAAACCTGCGCCATTATGCCGAGGCACCGCGGCGTAACCCGGTAACTACCGTGCAGATGGCCCCGCGCGCCGCACCAGCGGGTGCAGGGCAGGCGCCGGCCGAGAAGCCGCGCATACGGGTGCCGGTGGACCAGGTGCCCGTACAGCGCGTTCCAGAGCGTCCTGAGGCTGTCTCACGACCTGAGACGCCGACTGCCAGCGACACGGCGATCGGCACGAAGAATGCCGCAAAGGCCACTGAGCGTGCCGAACGCGGGCTGGGACCAGTTGTCAGCGAACTGAGGCCGAAAGAAAAAGAAGTCTGGAACGCAGCCCTCCAACGCCGAGAGGCCGACCCGACAGTTGGCTACCGGCTGTCCGCCGAATTGGCCAAGAACCCGCGCACCGTGTCGTCGGAAGACGAGGCGCTGCTGATGCAACACGGCGCCGAACTACACAACCGATACGACGACGTGTTGCAGCGCATCGAAACGGCGCAGAAAGCCGGCAATACGGCAGATGCGGTCAATGCGCAGATGGAGCGCATGGCGATCGAGCAGGACTTGGCCACGAACGATAAGGCGACGAAGGAAATCGGCACGGAATGGTCAGCGACCGGCCGGATGCGCCAAAAACTCGCCGAGCGCGACTTTTCGATGGCACGGCAAGTGCTTCGGTTCAAGGCCATCACGGGGGTCGACGACCTGCCGCAAGCCCTGCGCGACCAGATTGCACAGCACGTCAAGACGATACAGGCGCGTGAGGCGGAACTGTCTGCCGCGCTGGCCGACAACGCCAAACTGCGCGAGCAGCAGACGCCGCCTGTTGCGCGCCGACGCATTGCGCCGGCCGACCGCCGCACACTGGATGATGAATTCAGTGCGCTGGCCCAGCGTGCGGCGCAGTTGCGCAAGACGGCAGCCGGTGGCACGCGCTATGCCCGTGTCGAAGACCCGGAACTGGCGTCCGTCATCCGCCGCATGGCACGCAACCGCAGTGATGCCGGCGAAACCGACCCGGACAAGGTGCTGGCGGCGATTCATGAGGCAATCGGTGGTGGCGTGCCCAAGCAGGACATCGCCGATACGATTACCAGCAACGCGCCATACCGCAAGCAGACGCAGAACGAGTTGCAGCAGCGGTACAACGACCTCAAGCGCGCACTGCGCGATCCTGCGGTGCAGCGCGACGCCACGCGTGCCAAGCAGTTGCAGTCACAACTGTCTGACATCAAATCGCGCATCCAGCGCAAGGACTTCTCGCCGCCGGACAAGCGTGAGAAGCCGGTCTACGGCGAGGCTGTGCAGCATCTGCAGTTGCAAATCGCCAAGGCCAAGAACGAGTTGAACGCACTGGCGACACGGCAGGAGCGCCTGAACGACACGCCGCTGGGCAAGACCCTGCGCACGATCGTCGACGCCAAGATATTCAACATCCTGGCGTCGGTCAGTGTATACAAGAAGCTCGCTGGCGCTGTCGTTACGCGCAACGCCAGCCAGATCGGCGAGGAGGCGCTGGGGACGGTGCTGGCCAAACTTCCGGGCCTGCGCAAGTACGCCGCCTATTCGCCGCGCTATGGCGGTCGCGGCTTTTGGGCAGGCATGGGCGAGTTCGGGAAGGGCTTGAAGGACGCCTTCGCGCGCGCCAAGGAAGACCTGCAGCAGAACCAGAACAAGTGGGACATCTTGTACGGCCACAAGCGCGTATCGCAGGAGTTCACGGATTTCTCCGGCCGGATGGGTGACGCCATTCGCACGCCTGGCGGATTGAACAAGGCCATGGAAACGGCGCATGCTGGCGCGCGTTTCATTGGCGGCACGCATGCGGCCATGAAGGAGTTCGTGTCCGAGCCGGAGATGCGTGTGGCGCAGATGCAGATTGGCCGCTACACACGCGAGCAGTTGCTGAAGAAGGGCATGACGCCGGAAGCGATCGAGGAGTACATGGGACGCGAGTCAACCATGGCGAGCGTGCAGGCGCAGGCGTACGAACACGCGCTGGAGTCTAAATTCCAGGGCAAGAACACACTGACGCAGGCGATCAATTCGACGCTGGCACGATGGGAGAAGACCGGCGGCATACCCGGCAAGATCGCTGCATTCCTTGCGAAAGAGGAATACCCGGTGCGGGGTATCCCGGTCAACATCGCCAAGGAACTGTTGACCAGTTACCCGTTCGGTGCGTTCAAGGCGATGGCCAAGGCCATGCGTTTCGACACGCTCAAGGAAGAGGGAAAACCAGCCGCCGCAGACTACATCATGAAGAACCTGCGCAAGCAGGGCATTGGTATTGCGACACTGGCGCTGGGTGGCTACCTGCAGTCACAACTGGGCGGCGTGCCGCATGCCGAAAAGAAGGACAAGAGCGCGCCGGTCAAGCCCGGCGAGGCCATGGTGGCGGGGCAGAATGTCGGGACACAAATCATGCACGGCCCCGTCCCCGAACTCATGGAGATGGGCGCGTCACTGGCGCGCGTGTATCGACGCGAATACGGCAGCCGTGGCTTTACGGCCTTTCTGGAGTCGCTGGCGCAGGTATATCCGACACTGGCGCTGCAGTCGATTCCGTACACTGACCAGCCGATGCGGCAGGCGCGCACGGTCGAAAATGCGCAGAAATATGACCACCGCGCCGGCTACGACAAGTTGCTGGGTGAGATGATCCGGTCCAATGTTGTGCCGGCAGCGGTGCAACAGGCGGCGCGTGCCTACGACCCGTACCAAGGTTTCCGCAATGCGCGTAATATCCCCGAGGACGTGAAGCTGGGCGTTCCGGGATTGCGCGAGCAAGTTCCCCACTCAAGGTGACGTGACCATGTACATGACCCCGCAACAGGTATTGGCGCAGTATTACCAGAATCAGCAGCAACAGCAGTCGCTGTCGCCGCAGGGCGCGATGGGCGGCTATGGCGGCGCCCCGGTCGGCAATGCCCCGGCGCCCGGAGCCGGCAGCACGGGCGCGGTGCCCGCGGGACTTGCGCCGGCCAACTACGGCATGTCCAGACGCTTCGGTATCCCGATCGCCCCGCAGGTCAATGCGCTGGCGCAGCAGATGCAGGCCAACCGCGCGCTGCAACGCCAGATCGGCTACGGCGGCGCACCGATGCAGTACCAGCCGCAAGGCGGCGGTGGCGCCAATATCGGCGGCCAGCAGTTCGGCCCCGATGGGCGCCCGCTGCCGATGCCGCAGTTGCAGGGCATCCAGCAAGCCACTCAGGCAATGCCGATGCAGCCCGGCGCCCCGGTAGGCATGGCTGGCGCCGCGCCTGCTCCGATGGCCGGCAATGCGCAGCAAATGCCGATGCAGCCGATGCGGCAGTACAACCCGAGCATCGGTGGACAAGGCGGCGCAGCCAACCGGCTCGCCCAGTATTATTTGCGCTAGGAGAACCCAGTGGCTGACAAACCAGTTCTAACGTACGGCCCGGCCTATCTTGCAGGCAGTGTTACCAATATCTACCAGGGCGGCGGTGGCTCCGCACTGATATATGACCTCATCAGCGGCATTTATTTGGCCAACGTGACGAGCGGGGCAATAACAGTCACTATCTACCTCGGCGCGACGGGCGGTAGCGCGGGCGGAACCGAACTGCTCAAGGGTGTTTCGATTCCTGCCAACACAACCGTTCCTTTTTATTACAGCGGCCGCGGCTTGAAATTGACCAGCACGCAGTTCCTGACAGGGCTAGCCAGCGCCGGCTCATCCGTGACCATTACTATTACTGGCACGCAAGCGGTCGTGTAATCGTGGGCAAGCTCGGTGTTCGCGAAAAAAGCCTGATCCACCAAGTCAACCGAGTTCCAGTTTCGGGACCGCCCGGCTTCGGTACGGGGTTTATCCCGGCATTTTTGCAGGACATTGATGACCCGGTAGACGGAGCGCCGGGCGGGGTGGGTAATTTTAACGCTCACCCCAGCAGTACGACGAACGTCTACACGACGAACAACTATATCGTCTCTGCGCAACAAGATTTTATCGAAGATACCGACAATGGCGTTCCTGGTAGCGCAGGAAACTTTGGAGGAAACTCTGGCGGCACAACCTATTCCGCCGACGGCTCAACCCTGCAGCTCGTCGGCACGACGTTCTCAGAGAAAGACGGCGGCACGACCAACGCCAAGCTCGCCAACATGGCGGCGAACACGATCAAGCTGAACAATACCGGCAGCCCTGCTGCGCCGATCGACGGCTCCGTGGCGCAAGCGACCGCCATGCTCAACGTCTTCCTTGCATCAGGTGCCAGTCATCTGAAAGGTCTTGTTCCAGATCCCGGCGTCACAGGCGGCACGACCAAGTTCTTGTGCGAGGATGCGACATTCAAACTGGTGCCGTCGGCCGGTGGCGGCGCCCTCGTCGGCCTGCCCGGCGTCGTCGCAGGGTCGGCATCCACCACGCTGACCGTGACCGGATTGGACCTCAACACCGACGGCGTTTACCTGCTGATCTACTCGTTCAAGAATGCAACGGCCTCTGCGCCAACGATTTCCTTCTACGTCAATTCTGACACCACCGCAGGACATTACTCGTCGCAGAGACTTGCGGGCAGCGGATCTACGGCTGCAGCGACATCCAGCAGCATTTCATTTCTGGCATCAATGGCCGCCGGCACAACATGTGCAGTGTCAGGCTTTGCTATTGTGATAAAGGATCCGACTGGATTTGTGGACTGCCTTAGCTTTGCCATGCAAAATCAAACAGGAAGTACGGCACCAGATGTTCGCATTAGCGGTATTCTTGCTGTAAACAACGGCACGACGAACATGACGCAGTTCATCATCTCGTCCAGTGTCGCCAGTTCGCTCGATACCGGCTCGTACTGCTATCCCTTCAAGATCGTGCACGCATGAGTGCCGGCGCAATGAGGACACTTCGTTGAAAGTCTACGGCCACGGTGTTCACGCAGTCACGGGCGAGACGTTCGAGACGGAATACGACATCGACGGCGTGCTGTCCGAGGACGAGGCGCAGGCGGCTGCGGCCGCGCAGGCTATCACCGACCACAACGACGCCATCAAGGCGCAGTTACGCGACGCGGACGTGGGCATGCTGCGCGCATTGTTCGACGGCGACACGGTCAGGATCACGGCGCATCGTCAGGCGCAGGCGGCGTTGCGGGCGACGTTGAAGTAGCCTCCCTGCGCACGGGGTCGGTGGGTGGATTCGACAGCGCCGCTTCGATGTACACGGCGGCGTCCATCAGTTCCTCTTGCAAGTGGCGCAGCCAGTCGTCGCGCGACAGATCGCCGCGAGTCGTCGATACGCCGTACTTCCGCAGTCCTGCGGCTTCACGCTCGGCGTGCTTGCGGATGACGGCAGACACGTTGGCATCCGCCACCGCCTGCCCGCCCTCGCATTCGGGCGGGGGAGGTAGTAACGCAGCCAGCCTATCGGCGCGCGGGCTTGACGGTGGATTGCGGTAGTCCAGCAGCGCATCAGCGGCCGGCGAGCGCGAGTCGATCACGCCGCGCTTGACGAGTACGGCAACCTCATCTGCCAGAGCATCGGCGCATCGCTTGTCCAAAGGCCAGAGGCCGTCTGCTGGCGCAGGGCGCTGTGCGATGGCGGCGCGGGTGTTCCATGCTGCGATAGGCGGCTCGTCTAACTCGTCGTCAATTATTTGAGCGTGGCAGTCGTCACACTCGACTGCATTTGTGCATACGGTCAAATCTGTCGTCCCGCAAAACGGACACGGCAGCAATGCCTCGCCAATCTCGCTAGACGACGCTGGGCGCGGGGTAGGGTCAGCCATTGGGTTTCTCCGTTAGTTCGCGCGACGCCATAATTTGCAGGCCGTCTCGAATATCTTGCGCGCGCAATGTGCCAACGACTTCGACATGACGCATGGCGATGCTGAGAAACTTCAGTACTTTCACGTCGTCATGCGCCCACGTCGGCAGCCTGTCTTCCGCTGCGCCTTCGGGCGGGAGGGTGGCGATAACCGCGTGCAATTCAACTTCCAAGCCACGCGCGCGGAAGTAATCCCCGCACACGACCCTTTGTTCGCCGATAAAGTCCCGCGCCCGTTCCAGCGTATGCCGTAGTGTCGAGGGGGTCATTTGTCCCGCCTGCGCATGACGCGCTCAAGATACGTCTGCACTCGCGGCCAGTCTTTCGGATGAACCCAAATCTGCCGCAGCACGAAACCACGAGCGCGCATCCTTTCGCGCTCGGCAGCCTTCCGTTCGTTGACGGACATTGCGCTCACTGCGCGTATGCCTTGATCGCCTCGACCGTCGCATCATTGCTGGCATCGTCTGTCAGCGGCGAGTAAACATCCCACCAGTCCGGTGTCGCGTACAGCATGACGGTCTTGTGCTTGTTGGAGAACAGCAGAATCCATCGTTCCATGACGATGCCAAACTGCTTGTCCTCGACGGTTTCCATCAGCTTGGAATTTGGCAGCGCATGCAAAGTATCGCGTGCAATCTTGCAACGCTGGTAGGCTTCGGCAACCTTGCTCAATTTCTTCTGTGCGGCCATTTCATTTACTCCGGTCATGCCACGATTGGCGAAGCCAGTATAGCACAGTGACATGTCACTGTCAAGTGCGACATTTCACGCCCCACCCTCCCCATCCGCTTGCCCCAAGTCAGGTTTTTGTGTCAGCAGGAGTTGCGGCTGTAGCGGCTGGTTGAACGTCAACACCTGATGCCATATCAAGCCACTCCAGAGCACGCGCAGGCGATCACGCCAACCTAGGCGCCAGCAGAACGTCACCTGACCTTCTAGCGTGCGATGCGCTGGCAGCGGGCGGTATTCCGGTTGATCCTTCGCATACACCATGGTCTGCTCGGGAAACTCGATCAATTCGGGAAACTGGCTCATTGGCGTAATACTCGATATTGAAAAGTGGACAGGCGGACTGGAAGCAAACACCCACGTCGTCAAAGTTCAGGTCGCAAAGAAGGCATGCCGCACTAGCCATCCGCTTGCCCCGCGCCTTGCGCGCCAGGTGTTGCGGTCGGCTGGCAGTCCGGGCATGGCTCCGTGCGATACTCGAATTGCTCCGGCGTTTGTCCGGTTGGGCCGCCTACAACGCCACGACCGCCGCATGTTTCGCAATCGTCAGCCGCATCGTATTCGTCGGCCAGAGTGACAACCGAACCGTCAGGCTCTCTGTAGTACCCGGTCGGATTTCCGTCATCATCTAGCACAGGTGTTGTGGTCGGCGCGCTCTGAATCCTGAGCACCCAGCGGCCGTCTTCCCGATGCACCCATTCGCCGAAACGAATTGACGCACCTTTCGAGTTTTCGACTTCGACAAAGCGGCCGGGATTCGGTCCCGGCGGACCATCGAAAACTATGTCGATGAAATCGCCCTGCGCGCTCTGCGATTGTTCGAGTTCGGCGGCGCGGGTGATAGCTTCCCATTGATGTGATGGAATGATGTGGTACTGAGTAACAAATACTGCGTTCTTAACTCCATCCGTTTCGCTCTCGGCGAATCTTCGACAATCAGCGGATGCAATTAACTGCACCAGCGCCCGATGCCCGGCTGCGGAAAATGTGGGGGTCATGTGTCATATCCTTGCAGTGATTCGTAGTGGCGCAGCATGGCCACCGTATCGCCTTCCATGATCGCCTTGGTCGCGGCGTCGAGTTCGGCGCGCATCATCGCCAGCGCGAAAGCGCCCGGTGGGCCAATCGCGATATAGGCCGGCATGACCTGATCCCGAACGCGCGCCATCTCCATTGGCAGCGCTTCGCCTAACGTGTAACTACGTGTCTGTTCGTTCATCCCTCAACCCTCCTTCGTTGCACAGGAACCGCCAGACTGCGGCTCGGTAGTTGATTAGGTGCTGCTGCATGGATGCCGGAACCCCTGGTGTTTAGTGTCGCCAGCGACGGCGCTGATTGTTCCGGTACCCACCCGACGATTGCATGGCGCCATGCCGATCCATGCAACAGCCCTAATCAACCTCCTTTCGTGTCACCCTCCTTTGCTGTGTCCGGCCTGCCGGCGAACTCAACGGAACGTCCATCGGTCAGGTCTAGCGCAAAGGTGTTGCTACCCATGCGAACTCGGCGCAACTCAAGTCGCGCGACCTTATCGGCGTGGGGATCGGGGTGGGTGGTCATGGTTTCCTCGATGCAAAGTATTCGGATAGACCTGCGCGCGCAGCTTCGACGGATACGCGACTGATCGTCGCTCCCTTGCGAATCAGCTTGGCAATTTCCTTCGCGTCTTCCTTGGCGCGCTTCGGGTCGATCACGGATGCGAAAAAGTATCCTGGTTCACCCGGATGGCTCGCCACATAACACATTGCGTCGTCGCTCACCTTCATCACCTCAAGTCCGTTGCGGGGTTAGCACCACCACGATGCGAGGAACCAGCCCGGTCCCTTCGCTTCCGTCAAATCAATCTCTAGGTCTCGACAAAAGTCAGCCAGTTTCTTGTCCCATTCCGGGTTGCGATTGAGTTCTTCGCCGCTCAAGTTTTGTGGGTATCCACGTCGCGCTATCCAACCTGCGTCGAGAATCTTGACTACAGGACAACTCCACTCGCCGGAACCATGTGAGCTAATCTCGACGCCGTACTCCTCGGCTATCGCCTGCTTCGCGTCATTCCAGATATTCAGTGCGCCACGATGTTCGTCGCACCATTGGTCACTGGCTTCGCGCCGCTGGTCGTAGGGTAGCGCTTCAATCTCGGGCGGGTACGCATCCCACGGATTAACGATGCCGCGTTGACGCGCGACGACTTCCGTCCACTCGGTTTCATCCTCTTCCTCTCGGTTGAGTAAATCGGCCTCGTCTTCCCACACGTAGCCGTAGACCAACATTGCATTTGTGCTAACGCTCACCACTCACCTCCATTGGCAAAAACCCGATCCGTCCGCCACGCCATCCCACCCGGCACGACAACCCACGCGCCGGACGCGTTGCCGGAGGAGGGGAGTGCGACGAGGAATATCGACGGCTCGGCAGGCCAAGCTCGGGTGGCAGCCAGTATCAGTATGCCGGCGACCGCACCGAGCGCCATGCACAGTATCAAGCGCGGCGGCACGAATAGCGCCACGACGAAGCAAGTAGCAACGATGGCAGCAAGTAGCCAGTAACCGTTCATCGAAATTCCTCGCTAAGCCGCAGCTTAATCGGCAGCGGTATAAAATATTGGTTGGCCAAAATGCCGGCAAGTTCGTTGATGCGATGGTCCGTTATTTTGCTCGGCCGGCGTCGTCTCAATTGACGCCATTGGTTTTTGCACACGATGCAGAACCGGCCAGGAACGCCATTGCGCACACGCTCGCCTTCTATCAGGTGGCCTCGGCGGCAGTAGCCTTTCATTGTTGGTTCTCCTCAACCGTCTGCGCCGTCGGTTCGACCGGCACTAGCTTCAACACGATCGACGCCGATATGCGGCCACACTTGGCGCAGATGGCGCGCGTGCCGGACAACTGCCACAACTGGCTGCCGCAGGGGATGCATTGCCAGACGTTCATCAGAATGCTCCGTTAATTAAAAGCTGGCGTCATATTGTTTCTCAACTTTCCAGTACGCCAGCGCGGCTTCAAACTTGCGCCATCCGTAAGCGATGTCGTCGGCGCTCCATACGTGAGAGGCGACGATGCCGGGGTGTGTGCGGCTGACGAAAATGTTGGCGCATTCGACATGATGGCTGCGCTCGACCATTCCAAATTCACGACGATATTCCTTGATGCCACACAAGCATAGACCTACCTGATACGCAGCGAGCTGTACATTCTGCTCCCACGCCAGTTTCTTGCCGTCGCTAAAATCCCCGTCGCGACCTTTGTAGTCGACCACGATGCCCGTCGACGGTGAGTGCAGGTCAGTCTTGCCGCCGAACCCCAGCGGGTGCGCGAACGATTTTTCGCTGACCCAGTCGGTAACGTCGGGGAACAGTCGCGCAATCTCGGCGAGCGTTGCGTTAACGTGCGGTGTATAGCGTTCGGGATACGGCTTGCCGACAACGTGGCGCTCGATTGCATCGTGGATACGGGTGCCCTCATTGGCCGCGTCCACAACCTGCTGGCGGCTTTCGGACAATGTGCGCTCGATGTACGCCTCGTCCGTCTCGCCGTCAAGGCGAGTGCCCGTCATTGCCGCCAGGATGCCTTGCACAACAAGCCATTTCGTCAATGCGGGCTTGGCGATGACACTCAGGACGGTCGTCACGCTCGGAACGAGCTTCAAGTGCCGATCCCAGCGCAGGTCGACGCCACGCATGCCGCCCGGGCCTTTCGACTTCGCCGGCACTTCGTAGCACGGGGCGCCGTCGCGGGTATACCAGTGACCGGATTCGCCGTCGAAGCTCATACCTTACCCCTTGCCGCGAGCATGGCATCGGCCACGAAGTAGGCTTCGGCAGCAAGGCCTTCGCGCGAGAATGACGGATGTTCTGTTGTCGAAGGGTTTGCTAGATGCCCCTGTATTACCTTCGCCGCGAAGTAGTCGCGCAGGGACATGCCTCCAAAGTAGGCAAATGTCTTGTCAATCTTGCCGATCGGGATGCGGCCGGGGAATGCCATGCCGCCGTCGATCGGTCCTTCAAAGTCGTCGTTCATGCCTTACCCCTTATGTATTCCAGTCGGTCGTGTCGTTCCCAATACTCGACCGCCTCTTGAAATGTGGAAAACAATGGCGTGCGCGTGCCGCATGGGGAACACTCCAGCGCATGCGTGCCGCCTTGGCGCATGTCCAACCAATGCTTTGGTTGGCGCTTGCACGCTGGACATTCCGCCAGCGTGCCCTCGATTTTAACTTGGCGTTGCATCAGACTAACTTCTGCTTGTGCATTTCCTTGAGCACGGCCTTGTAATCCATCAAGCCATGTGCCCACTTCTGCATCAGCGCGTCTTTCTTCAACTCGTCCGGCGTCGATTCGCGCGACGCCCAGCCGCCGCTGGTTTGTTCCCATGTTCTACCATTGCCGTTTGGCATGTTCGTATCCTCATTAGGGTGGCGCGTCCTTGCGCCTGTTGAGTCGCAGATCAGAAGGGGATTTCGTCGTCGGGATCGGAGCCGTACATCTTTTCCTCGGCGCCCTGCGCTTCCTGCTGCGTTGCGCGTGACACCTGGCGTTTCGCCTCGCCTTCGGCTACCGCATCCTCTCCGACCTGCTGCGGATCGTGCGCAAATGCCGCATCGGCCTTTGCAAGGTCTTCCTTCGAGATGCCAGCCGCCTGGTCCTTGGTGCGCGCAAAATACGCGGTCAGGTGCGCCTGCAGCACCTTGTCCAGTTCCAGCGCCTTGGCGTTGCTGGCTTCGGACAGCGGCGTCAGGGTGAATTCTGGGACGTAGTACGTGATGCTGCCCTTTTTCCCCTTCGTTGCCGCCTTGATCGTGATGGCCTTCTCGAACACATCCTTGCGAGACATCTTGCGGAATTCCATCCACGTCTTGAGGGCCGCCCCTTGAACTGCAGGCTTCCCAACTCGAACGTGTCGCCGACGCGATAAGCAATGTACAGGTTGGCGACAAAGTTGCCGCCCAGCGCGCCGACACGGTCGCGGATCGCGGCGTAGTGGCCGCTGGCCAGTTCCCCGCCCTTGAAGGCGCGGACGACAAAGACCTCCTGGCGCGTATCGCGGACCTCGTTGGCGTAGATGCCGGATTCGCTGGCGTCGTGCCAGCCTTTCACCGTCGCCGTTTCATCCAGCAGGATGAAGGTGAACGGGAGCGGTACGTCGACGTTGGCCTGCGCGGCCTTGTCGTAGTAGTGGACGAATCCCTTGTCGCCTTTCCAGTCGTGCCAGCGGGTGCAGGGATTGGTGCTGCCGGTGTTCGGGTTGCTGCGTGACATGATTTTCCTTTATGCGGAATCTTTCACCGCGTAGGGTTCAAGGCGGTCGCCGGCCGGATCGCTACTCCGGCTGTCGCTCAACTGCGCCCCGCAGGGACACAAGGGCGGCGACCATGAAGTGTCCCGTATCGCCGGGACCACGCGGGTGTGTAGCAACGTTTCACCCAACGGTCGAATTCTCGACTGCTACTGTGATTCGACAGACCTATCCGTCGCCACAATAACTATTGCCATAATGGTCAGGGCGGTAGGATTTGAACCTACGACATCCTGCTTCCAAGGCAGGGACTCTAGACCAGACTGAGCTACGCCCTGAAATTCTTGCTGCGGTCGTGACACTGGCGCCGCAGCTCGCTAGCTCATTGCATGGGGGAATGTGTGGCTTATGTCGATAGACCTCCTGTGGTTGTGGACTAGTGAAATGCTAGATTTTGTCTTGCCTTCGCTGCCTTGCGTAGGCCAGTGATGAACTGACTTGTCTTATCCTTCCAGTTACCTATATGGCCACCGGCATCATCATTAGGCAACAGCGGTAGCAGTTTATCCAATGCGTCGGCTATAGCCTTGCAGCGCGTATGCGGTATGCTTCCGTCGCAGTCTGAATGGTACAAAAGCTCATGGAGCGCGGACGGTTTTAGCGAGTCCCATCTTATAGGCAATGATTCCTCAATTCGTTTTATGCTGGACACGACCAATTCATCGTTATGAATGCCTAAATAAAAGGTAGGAACGCCATGACCTACTCCTTGCGGAGCAAAGAACCCCTCCATCAATTCCAACGGAGGAAGCCCCGCGATGCGAGCGATCATTGATCGCCAGCGATGGAATGCGCCGTAAGAGCCATGCCATGCATCGTGTGTAGTATCAAGGCCCATCAATCCTCCCCGCGTCCCTTGACGCATTGTTGTGCTTCGATCGCCGCTTCCGCCGCATAGCGTTCGTTATCGCTTTGCGGCACGGCGCCGAACAGTTGCCGGCAATGCACGGCGAACGACGACAGCGCCTCGATCGTTTCCGGCGCAGGATCGCTGCCGTACAGCGACCGCAGCAGCGGCAGGTTGCGCGCTTCCCATTCGGCCTGGCAGGCGTTGTAAGAGCGGCGATTAGCCATAAGTAACCTCCCCTCCTTTTACACTTGCAATTACATATACGGGAAACTTTGAAACGGCACTCGGCGATTTATGGATCGGCACAGTGCTACGGCTTTTGTTGCCGCCAGACTTCATCCGACACAAGGATTCTTCACTGATCCACCCAATGGGATCAAGAACGAATCGCGGAGCCTTTTCGTCGCTCACTTCGTCACCTCCAGATGAAAGTACACGGCCAGCACCAGCGCGATGCCGCAGGCGGCCAGCACGACGGCCTTGGCGGCGCTGTACGCATACACGCTCGGCACGATGGTGCAGAACAGCGCGGCAATCACGACGATGAAGGCGACGGCCTGCGCGGGGGTGAGGGTCGGACCATGCATGGCGCAATGACTCCTGGTTGAGTAAGGGGCGGTGGCCGGGCTTGATACCGACTCGTGGGCCTTCAGCAGAGAGGCGCAGCCCAACGCGTTACGTGGCTCGCAGCTACAGTATCTCGGACTGCCTGACCGTCGAAATTCCGGCATTACTGAGGTTTAAGCCACAAACGCCTTCGCGTATCAGTAAGTAACCCGACAGTAACCCTAGCTACCCTCTCACTTCGCTGCGTGTCCTTCCACGCCGCACCGCCTTGACAAATACTCTGCCATATGGATAATCCGCTGTCAAGCGTATCCGCATAGGAAATTTCAGATGGCGCAAATTCTCACTCCCGACCGTTTCCGGTCCTACCTGCGCAACGCCATTGATGGCGAAGGCTGGACGCAGGCGGCGTTCGCCAAGGCGTTCGGGTTCAGCCCGCAATACCTCGGCGACGTGCTGAACGGGCGCCGCGATCCGGGCGAGAAGATTCTGGATGCCGTAGGATACGAACGAGTCGTGACATATCGACCGAAGAACGGCAAATGAGCCACGCCACCGATTACCCCAGCCGCGCCCCGCAGCGCTCGTGCCAGCATCCTGCACACATGATCCGCCGCAGCGGCGACAGCGACTTTCGCGTGTGCACCGCATGCGGCACCTGGCGCGGGACGCTGGCCATGGGCGACTACCACGACATGATCCTGCCGCCGTCGATGCCGCAGGATGCCGCGCAGCGCATTGCCAATGGCGAACCGTGGAGCAAGGTGTTCCCGCTGCCACGATTGCCGAAGAACTGGAGAGGGTAATGAACAGAGATTTGAAATATCGAGTGTACGTTATGCAGGCCGCACTTGACGGCAAGGCGATTCAATTCAGTTGCAATAACGGGGCTGAATGGGACGACGCCATAGACCCCAAGAACACCAGTGCGTTCGCATGGAACTGGGATAGCTTTGACTACCGCATCGCGCCAGAGCCGCACAAGCCGCGGGAGTGGTGGCTAACCCCAGCAACGGCAACTTGTTCGACGTTGTTCGCCAGCGAGTTCATGCCGCACGCTTCTTGCAATCCAATCCACGTCCGCGAAGTGCTGCCCGAATGAGACGCGATCGCAAGCCCATCGAGCATCGTGTCGTGGAATTCACGGTGTACGGTGAACCTGCGCCCCAGGGCAGCAAAAAGTTTGTCGGCATGCGTGGCGGCAAGGGCGTGCTGGTCGAAAACAGCAAGGCGGTCAAGCCGTGGCGTCGTGATGTGGCCGACAATGGCATGTTGGCGATGATGGGCGGCATCGAAGGTCCGTACCGTAGCGCGCCCCTCGACGGGCCGCTGATGGCCAGCATCGTATTCACGCTGCAGCGCCCTGCGAGCGCGCACAAGTCGCGGCGCTGGCCCGATCGCAAGCCGGACCTGTCCAAACTGCTGCGTTCGACCGAAGATGCCTTGGTCACGGCAGGCGTGATCGCCGACGACGCGCGCATCGTGTGCTTCCGCGACTTGCGCAAGGTGTACGTGGGCGATCCCGATGCACTGCCGATGCCAGGGGCGAGGATCAAGGTGGGGACGATGATATGAAGATTTTCATTGCACTGGCAATGGCCGCATGCGGCGTTGCACTGGTTTGGATCAACACGTCGTTTTGGGTAGTGTTCGGATTATTCCTGTGCTTGTGGGCCGACAACATTGACAAGGGTCGCCATGCTTCCTGAATCCCAAATCTCGCAAATCATCGACGGCATCATTCAGCGCGAGGGCGGCGTCAGCAACGACCCTGCCGATCGTGGCGGCCTGACGTCGGCCGGCGGCGTGACGCAGCCGTTTGCGCAGCAGTGGAACATCCCGTGGCCGAACCCGACACAGCAACAGGTCCACGACGGCTATCGCCGCATGCTGGCCGGGACGAGGATCGACCAAGTGCCGGACTACGCGACGCTGAACCTGGTCGCCGACTGCGCCGTGAACTGTGGCAGCAGCAAGGCGATCCGATGGCTGCAGCAGGCGTTGGGCGTGGCGGCGGACGGGGTTATCGGGCCGAATACAATCAGTGCCATGACTCCAGCTAGGTTGATGTCACGGCTGATATCAAACAGGATCATCACTTCGCGCGGCCTCTACTACGCCGACATCATCCACAACAATCCGTCGCAAGCGACATTTGCCCGCGGCTGGTTTACACGATTGTTCAGTTTTTTGACTTGATCGCCGCATCCCGCGGCATCACGCAACAGGAGAACGTTCCATGACCAATCCCCATGCAGCAAAAGGCCATTACCACCTGAACCCGCCGCCGTATTCGCCGGCAACGCCGAAGTTCTATGGCGTACCCGACGACGTCGGCGCCATCGTCACCGACGAGCAGCAGCAGGCGTACAACGTGATCCGCGCATTCGGTGCGCAGGGTGCCGACCAGCAGACGTATGTGACGTCATTCTTCCGCGGCAATCCGAAGAACGGCATCGACCCGGCGCCGGCCGTGTACCAGCTCACCGACATCGGCGCGGCATTCGACCTCAACTCCGACCAGTCGGCGGCCATCAACCGCGGCTGCGCCAACACGCGGGCCGAGTTCATCACGGGCATGAAGATCGCGCCCGGACTCGACGGCGCCGGCAACCCGGTAGCCGGCGTCGCGGCCTGCCAGTCGACCACGGTCAGCATCGCCAAGGTCGGATCGCAGTACGCGGCCATCTGTGCGGCGTTCCAGGGCAATCTGAACGTCGGCGCGCGGTAAGCGCCATATTGCTCGCCGGGTGGCATGGGTATAGCATCCGGCGAGCAATCTTGACAGGTGGGACACTGGATGGACAACCTGACGTATGCCGTTTGGACGCTGGCCTTTGCCGTGGTTGGAGCATTCGTCGGGTGGTTTTTCAAAGGACCGAAAGAGTCGGCCGCCGAGATTGCCGCGCGCCTGCAAGGCGTCGAGAACGCCTATAACGCGCGCATCCAAGCCATCGAGGCCGCACAGAATGCGCTCAATGCGCGCTTTGCCGGCATGGATGGCAAGCTCGGCGCGCAGATCATTGCGCTGACGGACAACATCAAGGAACTGGCCTCCAATGTGAGGGAACTGACGCGACGCATGGATGCCCACCGTGTCGGACCCTGATCTGGGAGTGGACGATTGGCGCTCGGAGGATGTGCGCAAGCTGGATTTGATGGTCGACCAGGTCGGAGACTTGGCCAAGGCTGTGAAGGAACTGGTCGAACGCGGGTCGCCGGCCTCATTGGCGCCGCATACGCAGACCATAATTCACAAAACACAAGGGATGGGTGCGTGGGGAGCGGCGGCGGTAACAGCCTGTTTCATGACGATGCTGGTATTCGTCGTGTTCATGGTGGTGTACGAAAAGGATCAAGGAAAGATTGACGGACGGTTGCGTGATCTAGACGCATGGCGCGGCATTCATTCAACGAAGATTCAAGCATTGGAATCAAAACAGGAGAAGAGGTGATGATGCGAGAACTGTGGATCGATGCATGCGGCATCTACGGCCCATTGATCGGGCTAAAAGTCCGATCTGTTGCGACATGTCTTCGCGTAATTGGCGACGGAATAACAAACCTCAGCCATCGCCTGCACTACAAAGCTGATCGTCTAATCAACTACTAAGGAGAAGTGTCATTTCTACTGTCATCATTATTGGTGGAAACGGCGGACATGCCGCGATCGACAAGCTGGTCGGCATCTCGCCGGACATGACCGCAGCGCAGCATGCGGCGGCCGAGGCGCTGATTGCCAAGTTCGTGCATGACGTGGAAATGCTGGTGGCTGCCGTCGCGCAGAACAAGAAGCTGTGATCGAGTCGGTCGGCATCCTGTCGCTGATCCTGTGCTGGTCGCGCTATCGCAACCTCAAGGACGGGAGCGGCCTGTGACATGGACATCGACGCGCTGGCGCTGGGCATCGTCACGCTACTGGTCGGGCCGGGCCTGTTGTGGCATGTGGCCGGCGACCGCGGCGATCGGCAGCGCAAGGATCGCAAGCTCGCCAAGTTTAGGCGCGAGCTGCGCGAGTTGAAGAAGCAAGTACGCGAGCATTCCTGCAACGCACCCGAATCGGAGTAACGCCATGAGCCTTGGAACCCTGCTTCTCATCATCCTCGTCGTCCTGCTCGTCGGCGGCTATGTCGTGCCGCTGGGCGGCGGACCCTACCTTGGCACCGGCTGGAACGGCGGCGGCGTGCTGGGCATCGTTCTGGTCGTCGTGCTGGTGCTGGTGCTGCTCGGACGCATCTGACAATGGCTGACGCACCAGCACCGCCCAGCGGTAACAACTTCCCGAACTGGATCGGCGCAGGAGTCGTTGTGTTCCTGTGCGGGACGATGGGGTTTTTGACTTATGCCGTCATCACGCGCGACCTACCGGACAAGACCCTCAACATTGTCATCTACATCCTTGGGTTCGTGACGGGCAAACTGTCGACGGTTGTCGACTGGTCGTTCGGCACGAACTCTGGCAGCAAGAAAAAGGACGACATCATCGCGCAGGCCACCGATACCGCCGCCAAGGCGCAATCAGCATTGGCCCCGCTGGCGAGCATGACAACGGCAACCAACTCCGGCGACGTCAAGGTGGATATCCCGGCCGGCGCTACGGCGCAGGTGCATGCGAAGGACGGGCCATGAAAACTGTTTTGTATACGCCGGACATGGAGCCAATCACGGTTCTGGATGTGACTCCGCAGATACAGGCGTACCTCGAAACCAATGAACGTGTCGCGCTAGCTGTAATGGAGCCAATAAACTGGCTTGCACTAGCAGACGATCCAGTCGAAGTTGCCACGCCGCGCTATGTGCATATATGGCGAGAGCGATTTGTCCGCTATGGCAAGTCGATGTTCTTCCTGTTTACGAATAACGACGAAAATGCGCTGCTGTTGCAGACAACGTTCCTACCGGGACAAACATCGGCAGTTCGTGCAAAAGAACAATCAGCATTCGCCAGAGGTTTCCTGACTGCATGGGCTAGACTTGGCGAATGAGAATCCTCGCCATCTGCCTCACGCTGACCGCCTGCACTGGCTGCGCGTCGCAGCCAATCGCCCCGAACGCGCAGGCGCAGATTGCGACGCTGGAACATCGGTATGCAGCGAAGCTGGCGAAAGCGCACGGGCTGTGTACGCCGCTGTGCTATGTGGCTGCCAAGGACCTCGTCATGGCCAACACCGAGCGCACGGCGACGTCGATTGCTGTGGCCGATGAAATGCTGACGGCATGGGAGACGGAGGAGTGAAAGACCTGCACGATATGTTCGATTTCGATGATGCGTTGATGAATATGGCCAAGCAAGTTCATGGCACCAAGGAGCGCGTTCTGGAAGAGTTAGCCACGGCAGGTATCGACCCCCGTATTATCCGATTCGATGTCGAATATCGAACAGAGGAAAGGGATGGGTTGTATTTCCTGTCTGCGATCGTGTCGCCGAGGGTTATCTCTTGAGCCGCTTCCTGACCGCGTTATCCGTGACGCCGCTTGCGGACGGGGAAAACTGGCGGATCAATGCGCCATTCGAGTACGAATCCGACGTACTGCACGACGGCGCAATACTGACAGTGCCGTCCGGATTCATTACCGACTTCGCCAGTATGCCAAAAATCCTGCGCAACGAACTACCGCCGTGGAACGTGTGGGGGAGTGCCGCAATAATCCACGACCTCTTATATTGGCTGCAGCCGTGCGACCGCGAAACTGCCGACGCCGTGCTGCTCGAAGCCATGCGCGTGCTGGGTGTGGACGATGCGATTGCTGCGCTGATCCATACCGGCGTGCGCGTCGGTGGGCAGGCGAGTTGGGACAACAATGCCGAATTGAAGGCCAGCGGCTATACGCGGCTTGCGCCGCTGACCGATCTACCCCCCTATGCCGCACCTTATGGAGACGCCGAATGAAACACCTGCTGATCGCCGCAACCCTGCTGCTGCTTCCCGCCTGCTCGCAGTCCAACGTCAAGGATTTGCTGTCGAACGTGGACAAGGATTGCGTGATCCACGGCACGTTCAGCGCCGCCACCGGCGTGCCGGGCAATGTCAACATCGCCGGTACGATCGACTGCGCGCCCAATGGCGTTACGCCGGCAACACCTGCGCCTGCGGTCACGACGCCGGTGAAGCCGTAGCCGTCGTGAACCCCTTCCACGAACTGCGCGACGTCATCCGCGAGTTGCGTGAACTGATATATTGGCTTTCCCGGCGGCGCAAATTCATCGCCGTCATCGTCCAACAGGAGTGCAAAGTCATGAACCCCGCAAGCCTTGTCACCGGCAAACCCGCCCAGGCTACCGCCGTCGCCGTCGATACCTCGGGCAATGTCGTCGCCACCACGTTCACATGGGCCTCGGACAACACCGCATCGGCCACGATCGACCAAACCGGCCTTATCACAATCGTTGATGTCGGCACCGGCAACTTCACAGCCACCGACCCCGGTGGCGATGTCGGGACGTGCCCGTTCACCGTCACGCAAGCCGGTCCCGGCGTGCTGAAGATCACGGTCGACGTAACGCAGTAAAGAGAGAGAGGGCGCCGGCCGGTTAGAGCGCGGCGCCGAAGGGTCACAGAGGGTAAGCCCTGCGCAGTAGCCGTAGGAAGGGGGAGCCGCCAACCACTACGCGACTCCCTTTTACACGAAAAAGTAACAGGGAGCAACCGCAATGCCTATCGAACTATCGGACGGCCGCCTGCTGGAACTGGCGACGCTGGCCTGCGCGCAGCCGCGACCGCTGCCCAAGCACCTGAAACTCGAACGCCTGCCCGTGGTATGGGCGCACGGCGACGTGGCGGCTGCCGCACAACGCCGCGGGACGTCGCCCAAGCCCTGCCATAACCGGCACTGGCTGCGCAGTGTGGGCGGCGGCAGGCGCGGGAAGGGGCGGCCATGAAGCCTGCCTATTACAACGACAACGATGCGTACTGCGCGCAATGGCTGCGCAACCTGATCGCGGCAGGCCACTTGCCCGCGGGGGAAGTTGATGAGCGACCGATACAGGATGTCCGAGGCGTGGACCTTGGACGATTTGGGCAATGTCATTTTTTCGCCGGCATCGGCGGATGGCCCCTCGCGCTGCGGCTGGCCGGATGGCCCGACGACCGCGACGTGTGGACCGGCTCTTGCCCCTGCCAGCCATTCAGCGCCGCCGGGAAGGGTCTTGGAGTCGCCGACGCCCGCCACCTGTGGCCCGAGCTCGCCCGCCTCATCGGTGAGTGTCGCCCTTCAAACGTGCTTGGAGAACAGGTTGCGAGCGCGGCTGGCCGCGTATGGCTCGCCGGAGTACGCACTGACCTGGAAGCATTGGGCTATGCCGTCGGGGGTGCCGATCTGTGCGCTGCGGGCGTCGGGGCGCCGCATATCCGGCAGCGGATTTACTGGGTGGCCGACGCCAAC